GCTATACCCTTATTTACGTCACGGCTAATCTTTTGTTCGAGTTCTTTTGTCATGGGAGGTTGTAAGGCTCTACCATAATCTTCTATGGAGAATATGTCCGATGTTGGAGCATCACCGTCCAGGGTCGTCATTCCACAACCAAAACCTCCTATGGGGCTATGTACCACCTCTTTAGAGGGAAGAAGTGAGTCAAGCCAGTTCTTGATCTCGTTACCCACAAGAATCTTACCGTTCTGTGTTAACATCGTAGGTACCCTGTTTATCTTATTCTTGTAACTAGGAGGTATACCCTGTGTATTCACATTATGGTATCTAACAAGTTGCTTCAGTTGCTGATGCTGATTGATATACTCTATGACATCCATAGAGTGTTTACACCTTGGGCTATATATCAGAAGCGACATCTACTATGTACACCGTAATTTCTCTAAAAAAAATTAACGCGTAATAGTAAATATGAACTACATTCTGGCGTTCGCGCTCATAGTGGTAGTGATTCTACTGACGACCAACATGGAATCCTTCACGGAAACCTTCGGTCTCTCAGGATACACAAAGCCAGTACCCCCAGTAAAATTGAACGACCCCAGACCAAACCTTGAAGGTTTTGAGGAGTTCGAGGTCAGTGTCGATAACGACATAGTGGAAAAGTTTACACTTAAAGCTAATCAGGAACTTTCTAAGCGTACCGGTATGTGCACGTACATCATTGAGACTACCGCCATCAAGGGATACAGGAAGGAGAACGTCGAAATTTACGATGTCATGTACATGGCTGTAAAGAAGGATGGTTTCTCCTTTGGATTCTCTGTCGTCGCTTCCTTTGAGGTACAGGGCTCCAATGTTAACCTCGTTGCCCTTCGTTCGCAACCCCTTGGTGTTCAGGCCCCAGGTGACGTGACTGCTTTCGTGGGGGGTGCTGCTGGTAAGGAGTTTGTCAAGTATGAACTCGTCAAGGAGGCTGCCGTACCCACCAAAAGTGAGTTTGATTCCGCTAAAAATAAATTAGAGTAATTGTAATGTTAAGCATCAATGACGTAACCAAAATTGATGAGAAAAGAAAGCAAATCAAGAAAGAAATATACATGAAAATATACGAACAGTTCTCCGCAAAAATTAAACAATCTGTAGAACTGGGACATAAGCAGATTTTTCTCACCGTTCCGACATTTTTACTTGGCTATCCCGTATTTGACAGGAGACTTGCGGCGAAATACGTGGCCAGACAGTTTGAATTAGGGGGTTTCACCGTAAAGTTGTTAAGCGACTATGACATTTACGTTTCTTGGGTCGTTTCCAAAAAGAAAAAGGAAAAGAGAGAAGACGATGATGTTGAATTACCTAATTTATTGAACCTAAAAAAGATGGCGAATCAATACAGGAGAAGTGCGTAGTAAAAGACTATTTAAAAAACCCCTTAATCATAAATGGACAATTTGAACGTTCTCGTAGAAGCGAAGAAGGAGTATCTCGGCCAAATGTGCATTATTATGTGTCCACCTATGATTGAAGTTTTTCAGGAGATGTATGGTGAGGCTGTGAAAACCTCCAAAGGTAAACAGGTTCTCATCATGTTTCAGAAATTATTGAAGGAAGTCCCCAACTGGTCCAATGCCATGTCGAAGCGCCACGCGGATAACATCACAGACCGTTGCGCCTGGTTCACAGACCTTCTCGCAGCTGTTTTTGTAGCTTGCACGAAGATTCTTTCGGCCGTTCGTCTCAAGGCGGATAACAAGAAGATTTCTCTCAAGCTTCCCACTGAAGAGGTGTTCATTCAGACTGTATACAACAATGCGGCTCGCGACATCTACAAGGATCCATATGTGTTCCACGAGGAACAGAGTGAGTACGCTCGAGATGAGAACCTCACTATGCGCTTTTCTGCGTGTATTGAGAATACCGTAAAAGAGCTTATCCCCGTGCAGCAAATTCTTCAGACGTACATGTCACAAGAAACGCGTGATATTTCCCTTGACGGTGACGTGCAGGATTCCGCCGACCCCGATGTACTCGACGGAGGGGAAGAACCTTTCCCAGGACCAGAGCCCGAACCCGAGCTTGAACCCGAGCCCCCTATGGAATCCGATCCTATGGACATGGGCGAACCCCAACCTACAGGTCTGGAAAACGAATTTAAGACCGTTCCAGGTGTACAGGCTCCCGATCCCGTTTCTGAGCCTATCCCCACCCCGGAACAAGAACCCCCATTCCATCCTCAACCTCAGCCTCAGCCTCAGGCGCAAGCCGATGATGACGTATTATTTGGTGATGCACCAGAGCAGCGTACAAAAAATCCCAGGTATTATTAAATGGAACTCTCCGATCATTTACGCGACCCCGTGAGTGCCGCCTTAATTGCAGCTGGAATAACCGCCGCTTATATTCATCTCAAGGCCTATCTGAACAACGAGGGTAAGCTCGAGCTTAATAAATATACGAAGCCTGCCATACTGAATGCCATTCTCGTGTTCTTTATTGTTACCGGTGGATTAGCACAAAAAGAGGCTATTTCCAGTGAACCTTTTTAAACTTAAAGATTAAACCAATAGATTAAGAAAATGGCGTCCGTATCCGCTTTCAACGATATGATGAGTCAATTTCTTGTGGAATTGCACAAGACTTTTCCAGAGGAAAAAGGTATCAAAAAGATGCTCACTTCGTTCGATGTACTCAAGTCGACGAACCCGCGTCTCGTCGTAGACGGTTTCATGACCGGTGTCACCCCCTATGCATCTAAGATTTCCGCGAAGGATGAAACTTTCCTTCTCAATGAAATCGAGAACATTGATTTTTTGAAGGAACTCGACATCAAGAGGTATTGGGAGAGAATGTCTGCCAACACGAAGAACGCGACGTGGCAGTACCTCCAAACCCTGTACATGCTCGGCACGACTATCACTTCTCTCCCAGATGACACTCTGTCTCAGATTGAGAAGATTGCGAAGGGTGTCGCTGATCAGATGCAAGATGGTAACGGTGATTTCGACCAAGACGCTCTAATGAAGATGATGGGTGGTATGCTTGGTAGTCTTCCTAAAAAATAAACCTCCACATATACTAAATGAAGGTTTGGTTCGACGATCCTCAGCAGCTCGTAAGGGCTGATCAGGTTAACCAGTTCTGGCCAACCAGTGAACAAACTCCAGAGGACCGAGTGAACGCCGCTTCTCGATTCATTATCTATGTGTGTACCGTGATTTATCTCATTCGTCGTGACCCTCGTATCTTCGTTTTGGGTGCGACTGTCATAGCCGTCATATATGTTCTTTATAAGTCTAGGATGGTGAAGGAAACCTATGGAGATTCGTTTGAGGGTGCGAGTTGCCAGATGCCTACCCCCGACAATCCCATGGGTAACGTCCTCGTCACAGACTTCAGCGACGCCCCAAATCGCTTAGAAGCCTGTTATTATCCTACGGTGAGGCCTTTTGTGAAGAGTTATACCAGTGATCGTATTCCTTACGACTCGGGGCGTTCTCGTACGGCTATGCCCAAGTATCTTCGCAATGCTATGGAACGCCAATTCGTTTCGAATCCGGTGACTAAAATCCCAGGGGATCAGACAGCTTTCGCAGAGTGGCTCTATGGACCCAAGAATGGTCCCATGTGTAAGAGTGATACCCGTTTTTGCAACCCCAATGCGCGTGGTGTTCAGCTCGAGGCCTTTTCCGGTCTCGGTGGTGACAGCGACAAGCGTTCCGGTATGCATGGCGGAACAGTTAGGTAGATAAATATTCTCATGTAATAATAAATGGCATACCAACTCCAACCTGGACTTTCCATTGTTCAAAACGCGGGTGCCGTTCCCCCCGTAAAGGCGACCGAAGAAATTTTCGTGTACCCTCAGCCCAGTTCCTTGAACTGTGGTGAGTGCCGACCAAATACTATGTTGTATGGCACCGCCCCTTACATGGCAGGCAAGGGTTCACCAGCGCAGTATATTGATACCAGTGATCAACTTCGCCCCCAATCTACTTCTCAATTTAATAAGCACCTCGTTCAGACGTACGAGCGTAACCTTTTCCCTCTTTCCAACATGGAGTGCAAGGTTCCTCTCCGTACTCAGAAGTACGACCCTTCCAGTACTCGTGCTGAGCTCCAGAATGGTCTCTTTGAGCAGAGGTACCTTAATAAAAATGTTAATAAGAAGTAAGAATGGCTGATCCTATATCACTCATGGCTGTTGCTGGACTTGTGTTCGCCGGGCGGAACCTGAGTTCCAAGTCGGAACCACCCAAAGACGCTCCACCAACTTTGAAAAACCCAGAAGTAGTAGAATCGAATAACTTTGATGCCCCCGTCGAGGTTGCCCATAAGATGGAGATGGCGAGCTTCGCTGATATCAGTCCTCAACAACGTAGCGGTGGTCAGGAAATCCTAAACATGCGTAACCGCATGTATGATCAGGGCCGGATGAATAACTTGAGTCCCATTGAGAAGCAACTCGTCGGCCCAGGTCTCGGTGTTGGTGCTCACGTGCCAGCTGTAGGTGGGTTCCAACAGACCTTCCGTGTTAATCCCATCAACGTGGGTGAGTACCGTCTCACGACTTTACCAGGGCGTGCGGGTCCCGCGGCGGATGTTACTGGTGGTCGTTCCGCTAAGGTTGGTGAGCTTACGCACAATAAGCCTGAGACGACTGCTTATTTACCTTCCCGGAGGCCCATGATGGCTGGTCGTGCACAGGGCATGTCCGGTGTTGTTCCTCGTAATGAGCATGAGAGGACCAAGCGTACCACGAACCGTTCGGAGACTGGTCACCGCGCGGATGGTTTAGGATTTAACGGTGCGAAGCGATTCGTATCGGCGAATGCCATGCCTCAGGACCCCACAAGGTTTAAGTCGGATCGTAACGATGAACAATACACGTACGCTAATCACCCAGCACCAGGTATTCACAGTCATTACGGTGCGTATACGAACAGTGCTGCTGTTAAGATAGCTTCCAAGAACAATGAAGAACTCATGAAATATGGCTTCCGTCCCGAGGATCGTCGTGGTAAGCCTAACCGCATGGGTAATCCTGGACGTATGAACGTCCGTGAGAGTGCTCTTAAGCAAGGTGGACGCCTCACCGCGGTTCGTTCTGACACGACTCGTGTAGATGGACGTATGAACGCCGCGAACGGTGGTTGGACGCAAAATTATCAGCAAAAGCCTTTCCATCAGTTCAACGCATACAAGGGTAACGCTAATCCTAACACCGCGAACCTCGACATTGCCAAGAAGCAACTTCAGAATAACCCTCTTTCGCACTCACTTTCTCATTAAATCCTGTATACCTAGACAAAAACAATCATTAAAATATTGTGCCTATATTTTAATGAAGGTTCACACCCTTAACATAGATAGTGGTGAGAGAGACACTAACGTGTATCAGTATGCGAATAACTATGTCGTCACGTTAGACAATCCTATCTATGACGTGTCCAACATAAAACTCGTATCAGCACGTATTTCTACTCCCCAACTGATTACATGTGCAACCAACAAATCATTTAGTGTAAATGGAAATGTGTTTTCGTTGGATGAGACGAATTATACATCAGGGGCAGAACTTGCATCGGATTTAACTACAAAATTAGCTCCACCCGACTCAAATATTAATTCTGTTGTATTCGATACTGATACAAATTCCCTTACGTTCTCTAATACACATGCTAGTGATAATGAATTTACACTCGAATTTTATGACGGTACGAACGGTTATTCCAGTAATTCGTCACAGTTCACAACACCTCATCAAGTATTGGGATTTAGTTCCAATAATCACAGTTCTGTGGCTGACACTATTAAGTCGGGTGCGATAAATATAAGTGGACCCAATTCTCTCATCTTGAAACTTACTACGGGGTCTGATGAGTTTACCCAAACGGTGTACACATCCAATCCGTTTTATACTGGACACATACTTTTAGATGGTTCCGACTTTATCAATTTTAACGGAGCGGATGATACCTTGGTACATCATTTCCACTCCGGAACTCAAAAAGTAATAAAGGACATCAAAATAGAATTCTTTTATATGAGTCACGGACGTCTCATTCCATATGATTTTAGAAACCAAGATCACGTGCTTAAATTTGAAATTTCAGGTACGACAGACAAGTTAGAAAATTTACCGAAAGTTCCCATCGATGAGAAACCAAAAAAAGAAAAGAAGGAAGAAAAGCCAATAATAAGTATTCCTGAGGTTGTGAAGAATTCTTATAGTTGGAGGAAAGAGTATATCTATATTGGAATAATAATTCTGGTTGGTATATTATTGATCCTTTTTATGAAAAAAAGACCATTTAGCGGGTTATCGCGTAGACGGGTTGCGCGGGCTTAGAAACCTTGGCGTTGACACGAGAGATCGCAAGGAAGACCACGACGGAAAGGAGAGAGGTGAGGAGGGCGGTAAGGGCATACTGAACGCCACCGTTCTTGGGGACCTTAATAATCTGGGTAATGGTCCAGCGAACAAAGTCCATCCAAGACATCGCCGCGGCGAAGGAAAAACCACCAACAATGGAGTTGAGGGTCTGGGTCTGGAGTTCCTGGGTGACAAGGTTTACGGTCTGAAGAGCAGCGTCGGCCATTGTGATTGTTATACTATACATTGGGAAAAAAATTAATCTGATGTGATTTCCTCCTTTTTCACGAGTTTTTTAAACTTTTTTTTCCTGATTGTTTTTGTTTTTGAAAAAAGTTGCTCATCATCGGATGAGTCATCACTAGAACTTGTCTCTATGTTGCTTACCTTAAGCTTGGTATCTGAAAAATTCCACGCTTCAGGCTCCGAGATGCTCATTACTATTAATAGCATTTTTTAACATCTCTTCTGTCGGATTCTGGGGTTTCCAATCAGACCAACGGTCATAGGCGTCGTTTATCTGTAAATAAACGGGGTTGTTCCCAGAATATCTCTCAAACGGGGGGCAGTCTTCGGGGTCGACAGTGGGCATTTCCTCCTCCTCTTCTTCGTTATCGACCTGTTCATAGATGTCCGGATAAATTGAACCAATATCTTCACCGACCCTGTACATTGCGCAATACTTTGTCGCATATTCCACGTCTTCTGGAAGAAGAGTATCTCGTCCACAAGCTTTGGAATATTCACATGCAAGTGTTATACCTTTTTCCATAACTGGAAGAAGTATATTCGTCATGGTTTGAATATATTGTTCAACCATGGCGTCTCCTCCATCACCAAAACCAGTTTGCATATTCATCTTTATTGTTTAGAATCAAAAAGAGTTTGTGCAATTCCCTCACTTACACGAAGGATGTTGTAGTTTATTGCGTACACACGTATTTGTCTGTTAAAACTGGGACAATCGGTGAGACTTAGGTTTAAAAGTTGCTCTTTTACTAAACTGAAGTTGACTTGTCCCGTGGGATACCATTCTTCGGGCTGGAGAGAGAAACTGTACGAATAGAAACGTCGAATGAGTTGCGTCTTTGAATGATGTATCGCCGCCTGGACTGCTTTCAAAAATATGACGTTTCCGGTATCCTGTGTGATGATTTCTTGACCATCCAATGTGAGGGTAAGATAGTCTAGGTTTTCATAGAGTATGAATTTACCGTTTTGGACGTCTGCTGTGTTATCGTAATCAAAAATAGTTACGAAGTTGCCCTGGGACACACCGTCCCCTATCGTTCCCTGGCGCTGTATGACGAAATAGAGTTCCTTGACCGGGTTTGTAAAATCAAGTTTAAACTTTCCCTCGTTGACACCTGCGTCTACGTCAAAGACATTTTGCTGGACCTGTGAGATGAGATAGTCTCTCTTTGTTTTCTGAAGTTTAATTCGTTCTTCACAATCGATAAAAACAACTTCCGCGCACAGTTTAAACTCTTTAATCTTGAGCGTCTCCTGTAAAGTGATATACGTGCCATCACCCTTAATCACGAGGTCCTGGGCATCTCTCAGTTTAATTTCCACCTCTACTTCTTGGTTCGTGATCGCACACAAGGGTATGGCGAGTTCTGGGTGGTCATGAAAGTAGAAGGGTATGTCGATGAAAAAGTTTTCATCAGTGGATAGACCGAGAGTGTTGTGAATGACAATACCCGTGTTACCACCACCCCCAGACGTCACTTCGCCCACCTTTTTATCAGCGGTTCGAAGTGGGTATTTACCAATAAGCCTATCGAGGGCCTTCTGTTTCGTCTGTGTGACGTTGTGTTCCGAATAAATTTGAAGATAATCACTCGTGAGACGCTGAACAACCTTACCACCTATGATGAGTTCAACGTATTCAATGAGTGCGTGGCCCACAGATTCTATGTACATGGTCGTACTCGTTTGGATAATCTCGGGGAGTGTACACCGAACACTGATCGTTTTGAGAATATCTCCCTGATTCTGGGGAATCTTAAACCGAGCTTTTTTTCCAAAGTCTGCCACATTTTCCGGATCTATGTCTACGTATTGTCTCGAGAAGTTTGAATGTTTTTTGAACGTCTCTATGAAATGACTGTAGTCTGGGTCCAACGTAAAAAACCTCTCTTGAGGACCCATCGTCATAAGCTGAATCTGTCCAGCCATTACTACTATAACTACCTAAAATTTTAATCCCGCTAAACCACTTGCAACGTGTAATACGTTATAGTTCACGGCGTATATACGTGTCGCGTTTTCATACACGGAATTTATAGGAGAAATTTCAATGGTGAAGAGCTTGTGTGAAATACGACTCATGTTAACCTGACCCGTGGGGTGAGGTAACTCGGGTTTCATAGCGAATGAGTACGTTCCAAATTTGGAAGGTCCTAATATGGGTTTTGTACCGTTAAAAGTCTGTGTAGTTCTCGTTTCAAAAGAGGGAACATTAACATGGTGCTTGAGCGCCTGTTCGTACTCCAGGAAAAGACCGTCCCGATTAAATACCACTTCATTGTTAAAACGTAATTCAGCGTTCACTATATTGTTGTAATAGTTGGACATGTTCAAAAGATATGCCAATTCGTTTTGAGAGACGAAGAAGAGTTCTCTAACCGGGTGTCGAAAGTTGAGCATCACACTCTTTTTGTTTTCACCGGGTTTCATAACGAATTTAGACATTTGAACCTGTGTGATGACGTAATCAAGTGGCCGAGTCATAAGAAAGTTTCGTTCTTCTTCGGTCAAATACACAAACTCAGTATCGAGTGAAAACTTCTTAATAGAGGCGTTCGCATCGAGGAAATTATCGGTGGGATCAGTGGCACTGATGTTTCGTACCACATCTATCAATGGCTTGAGCTTGATTCGCACCTCAACAACCTGCTTCGTAAGAGCACACGTGGGTATAGCCAAGGATGGATTTCTGTAAAAGTAAAAGGGAAGATCCAGGAAATACGTGTAGGGGTCGGCGTAGCTCAGGAAGTTGCCGTGTCCATTTAGAAAATAGAGAGTCTGCTCTATGTCGTCATTCGTGTTGTGTAACTGTTGATGTATGTAGATGTATTCCCCTGTAAGACGTTGGATGGGTTGCCCTCCAATCAAGAGCTCTGCGTACTCTATCATATGCGTAATCACGGACGGTGACCATACCATATCGTTCTCGCTACCGTCATCAGGTTTGGGGTCACTCAACGTAATCTTCAGGGTCATGTTTCTCACGAGGTCGCCTTTGTCTCCAGGCACTTTACAAATGATACTCTTTCCAAAATCTATGTCACCGTCGAACTGGCTTTCTACGTAGTCAAATGCAAATTTAGAATGCCGTTTAAAATTCGCCAGGAAGTAAGAAAACTGTGGTTCACCTGTGAGCCATTCGTCTTGGACTCCAGTGGCGGCGAGTCTCAGTCGACCAGCCATTCCTACTGTATATGAGTAAAATTTTGGTAAATAAAACGAAACACTACAATAGAATGAATCTTCAGTTGAGAAAATTCAAACCCGAGACGATGAGTGATGATCGGGTGTGTGTGTTTATAGGAAAACGAAACACGGGTAAGTCGACGTTGGTCAAAGACATCATGTACTACAAGAAGCATTTACCAGCGGGTATAGTACTGTCAGGTACAGAAGAGGGTAATCATTTCTATTCAAACTTCATTCCAGACCTCTTCGTGTATGGGGATTACGATCGCGATGCCATAGAACGTGTGATGGCCAGGCAACGTAAATTGGTGGGTGCGAACAAAACAAATTGTGGAGCTTTTATGCTTTTGGATGACTGTATGTATGACTCAAAGTTCCTTAAAGATA